CGCGTCGGCAACGGCACGAAGTACACGCGCATCACCGCCGTGAAGCCGGGTAAGACCTACCCGTGGGTGGCGACCGCCGAGAACGGCTGGCACGCCATTGAGATTGCTGGGAAGGTCGGCTGGGTATCCGGCGAGTTCTCCCGGAAGGACTGAACCTGATTCGGGGCGGTCGCCGATTCCGGCGGCCGTCCCCCTGAGATGAGAAGGAGGTGAGCGCCAAGTGGCCGATAAAATTACCATTACAGCGCCGTTTTCGCAGGAAACACGGACGCTGGGCCGCATCGGGCGCGTAGGTGAGAATATTGCCCGGCAGATTGTGTTCGACTGTTCGAGTGTGCTGGCTGGCCGGCCGAACGCGGGCATCGTCTGCGTAATTCAGCGCCCCGGCGATAAGCAGCCCTATGCGGGGCAGCTTGTGCGAGAGGGCAGCACGAGCAATTACAGGCTTGTATTGACAAGCACCGAAGTCGCTGTAGCGGGCAGCGTGCGCTTTGAACTGCGCATGGTAGACGGCGAGGAAATCCTAAAGGCCGCCATCTATACAGGCACTGTTGCAGAATCTCTGCCCGGCATTGGCGACACCCCGGAAGACCCTATTGCAGACGCGTTGAATCGTCTGGAAAACGCCATCGCGGAGGCGGGAAAGTATGCTGATCTGGACGCACGGCTGGATGCAATTGAGGCTACCGGTCTGAGCGCCGTAGGCGCGGCGTCAGGGCAGGTGCCTACTGCCGACGGTACTGGCGAATGGGCGTGGAAAGCCACCATTGGGCTGGACACGACGCTGAGTTCCGCAGGCAAGGCAGCGGACGCGAAGGCGGCAGGCGACGCTATCCGAGCAGCCGTGAATACCGCCAACACGCTTTCCGCGCGCGCGAATGTTTTGTCTGGCAGCGTGTCCGGCGCGTCGATTACTGCGACGGATTCTTTCGCCGCGCCTTTTGTCGGCTTGCGCGTCTGCGGCAAAAGCACGCAGGACGGTACGCCGACCCCGACCGCGCCCGTGCCGATTGTCAGCGCGGGTGACGGCGGAACGGTGGTGGTCACGGTATCGGACGGCGCGAACGAATCGCAGACGCTGACGCTGCAAACGCCGAACGCACTGCCGGGCATCCCGGTTTCCTCCGGCGGGAACTACACGGACGAGAACGGGCAGCAGTGGGTGTGCGATGAGGTGGACTTGGCGCGCGGGGTGCGCGTGCAGCGCATCACCAAAATCAAGGTGACGTCTTCGCTCAACTGGCAGACGTCCGGACAAAAGGTTGATAGATACTTTGCTTGGTTCGCTGGCACTTCTGCGACAAATGTTCTTTGTACGCACTTTTCCACCACGGTAGGTTCGGAAGTCATCGGCGGCGCTATCGCCAATCAAAACAACCTCATCGGCTTTGCATACGCACAAAAAGGCGCATCAACACTTGATGAGTTCAAAGCATTCCTCGACGCGAACGAGGTATATGTTTGGACATCGCTTGCAGAACCCGTCGAAACCGCTCTTTCCGCCGCTGAAATCAGCGCGTACAAGGCGCTGACCACCTACGCCCCGACGACTACCATCAGCGTTACTGATGGCGCTGGCGCAGAAATGAAGTACCAGCGCGATGCAAACATTGTAATCAAAAATCTTGAGGATGCGATTGCATCCATGACGCAAAATTAAGGAGGTATCTTTATGGCAATTAACAGCAAAGCTCGGCATGATTTGACGCTCCGCGCAATCAAGCGCGAGATTTCCGCTGGACGCGATGTGGCGTTTTGGCTCGATAAGGCGTACACGCACCTTGACAACGGGCTGCTGGACGAGAGCGACATCGCCGAGGTTGAGACGCTGGCGCAGGCGTATTATGACGCACTGGATGCGCAGGAAGAAGAAAACAACGAATAAGCCCCATTTCGGCGGCACCCATCAGTCGCTGCGCATCAGCGATTCCAAGCACTCTATTTTGATGAACCGCAGGGCTGCGCCTGAGCGCGCGCCCTGCTTTCATATGCCCTCGCAGAAGGGAGGTGGTGTGAATGTTCATTGTGTGAAGCCGGTTCCCGATACTCTTTACCTTTAACGACACAAGGAGAGATGAACGATGGCAAATTTCGATTGCTATGTGCGCATTTATCTGCCGCTGGATGCGAATGGTCGCCCGAAAACCTCTGATTACGGTCACTACGACCTCATGATTAAGAGCATGGGCAACACCCCGCTGAACTTCGATTCCCACACCTCTGTGGTTGACCCCGTGTTCAGCTACGGCGGCTCGAATAACGGGCAGGGCTATGTGAAGATTTTCAACCCGAACAAGACGGTGAACATCTTCACGTTCGACATGCTGGCCTGCACGTTCCATTTCACCGCGTCCTCTGCCAAGGTGGGTGCTTTCGTCAAGCAGATGCAGAAGGTGCTGACCTACAGCTCCAAGGACAGCAACGCTTCCACCTACAAGGTCAATTCCAACTGGGACTACAAGACCTTCACGACGGCGCGCAACAATTCCTTCGGCGCGGTCGCTGCGTGGTGCTCTGCGCTGGGCGACAACGGTCTGCTGAACATCCACAACAGCGCCGCTGCGAAGAGCAATTACATGACCTGCGCGACGTGGGCGATGTACAAGCAGTATTACGCGGCGTGGGCGCACTGCCAGCTGATTCGCTGATTCTCTCGACAAGAAGAATGGAGGAGTGGCATTATGGCAAGCTACACCTGTAAGATTCGCATTCATCTCCCTCTGACGTCCGGCCTTAAGCCCGATAAGGGCAACTCCGGCCACTATGACATCCAGATCATGAAGACCGGGCTGACGCTGCTGGGCAGGACTTACAACAACCCGACTATTTCCTACGGTGGCGGGAAAGTTGAAATTCGCAACGGGAGCAATTTTGCTCCCCAGTCGCATTTCATGTACTGCCATGCGCCGATTACGGTGACGGACGCGCAGATCTCCAACTTCGTTCAGAAATGGCTGGAGGAGTATTGCGATACGACGGCAGGAACGGACATCCATAAGGTTACATCTGGCGACTACAAAACCTATACGACCGAAAAGTACAACTGTTTCGGTGCGGTGGGCGAATGGTGTGCGCTCATGGGAGATCCTTTCCTGAAGAGCATCCATGACACCAAGACGTACAAGGAGTACTTCGCGTGGCCGATGTACGAGCTGTACCACACGGCGTGGATTTATGACGCCCTGAAAACCTGATTCTCGGCGGAGGCAAGCGCTTGCCTCCGCTTTTTTGTTTGCATGAAAATAATGGTTGACGAAAATGACAATCTATGGTATACTTGCGGAAGAATTGGAGGCGATGTAATTGAAGATTCGTAAAACAATTGTCATCTTTCTTGCTGTGATGTGTTTGCTGGCAGGCAGTGCTTTCGCCACGTCGGAGAGAAGCATGACGCCTCCTGCGGATTATGACCCTTGGTCTGATGCACTTATTAACGGGCGCGGGGAAATTGGCTACGGCGATATTCAGAGCGACCCCGATGCACACGGCAAGACGATTTGGGGCGATTCCTCCGCTACCCCTGAACTGGGCGATTCCTCCGTCGTGTCCACCGCCGCGGTCGCTGGGCTGTGCGTGGCGGCGCTCGCCGGTGTGACCATTGCGGACAAGAAGCGCAGGGAAATGGCCAAGTAATGAGTTCGAGAAATCGAAAAGGGAGACGGCAGCGTCGCAAGTGGCTTGTGATTGAGCTTGCGTGCGCTGTCGCTTTTCTTGTGCTTGCGGGAATGCTCATCACGCGCCTGACCCGCCAGAGCCACCGTGCCGCCGAGGAACGCGCCGCACAGGAGGCGCTGACCCAGATTCAGACCGAGCAGACAATTACACCCACAACCGCGCCGTCGGAAGCGCCACCACAGCAGATGTTTGCCTACGCGCAGGAGCTTTTGCAGACAAACGGCGACCTTGTGGGCATGGTCGGTTTCGATGACATGACGCTGTACGTCTGTCAGGGCGAGGACAACACCTTCTACGCCTCCCACCGCTTCGACGGCAGCGAAGACCCGGCAGGCATGATTTACATGGACTGCCGCTGTTCCGCGTGGCCGCTGGGACAGAACACCATCCTCTACGGGCACAACATGCGCGACGGTTCCCGCTTCGGCAAGCTGAACCGCATGACGGACGCGGAGTATTGGGCGGAGCATCCCTGTGTGCGCTACGCCAGTCTGTACGAAATTCGCGACTACCGCCCCATCGCCGTGTTTTACGCCAACGTCGATCCGACGGCGGCGGATTACTTCGACTTCGCCGTGACGGATTTCCCGGACGCGAACTCCTTCAACGCCTATGTGCAGGAAGCGAAGCGCCGCTCCGTCGTGAACCTTCCCTCCACCGCGCAGTACGGGGACAACCTTCTGACCCTCGCCACCTGCTCCGAGGAAGGCGTAGGCGGACGGCTTGTCGTTGTCTGTATGCCAGCCGAATAACACCATCGCCCCGCTCCGGCGGGGCTTTTCTCATGCCGATGTTTTGCCGCCGCTGACAAAACATCGGCATGACCTCACGAAGATGACGCCCACCATTTCCGCGACCTCACGAAAATGGTCAGCGCGTCACGCCTTGCCACCGTCCTGCCCTTCCACGCCCTTTCCGCTCCCGTTGCCCACCCAAACGCAGAACGGCTCACAGGGGCGTTTCTGTGCGAAAGAGGGCATATCAAAAATGACCACCTCCCAGCTGCGAACAGCCGGAGGGGGCATGGTGGTGTGTATCTGTCCGCCCTATATACAAATAAAAAAAGAAGAAGAATTTTCCCCTATGGGTGTTGTCCGCCGGGTGTGTGCGTTTTTGTATAGTTTGTTGTCCGCCTTGTCCGCCTCGTCCGCCTTGTCCGCGTTGTCCGTGTCGTCCGCCCCGTATCATATATGGTATGGCGGACAACAGGCGGACAACAGACAGGGGGCTTTGCGAATTTGTTGTCCGCCCTGAAAAGCCCGACATATCAAGGGTTTGCGGGCTTGGCGGACAAGGCGGACAACACGGACAACAGGGTGGTCAAAATCGCGTTCTTGTCCGCCCGTTGTCCGCCTGAAAAGGGGTTAGGCGGACAACAGCCCATTTGGCGGACAACGATTTTTCGCGAGAATTTGTTGTCCGCCTGTTGTCCGCCAGAGGCATTTGTTGTCCGCCTGAAAGAATTCCCATCGGGGATGGATGTGTTCTTTTGCAGAGAAATTGGTTTGACGTTTCCCCTTGTGCCGTGGTATAATAGAATCAGGAACGGAGGATACACGCAATGGAGAGCTACGAGAAAATCAAACTGGAACCGCTGTCGGATTCCGTGTTCAGCTACATCTTTGCAGACAAGGACTTGACCGTTTCCATGCAGGAACTGATTGATAGCGTTCTGACGGATGCGGGCGACCCGCTGATTGGCAAGGTGAAATCCGTACAGGCACAGTACAGTGTGCAGAAGCGCATGGTTTCGACCCACGGTGGACGCTTGGACGCACGTGTGGAGGCTGCCGATGGCACGCTGTTCGACATTGAGGTGCAGATTTACCTCGAACCGTCCATGAACGACCGCTCGTGGTTCTACGGAAGCGCGCTGATGAGCGAAGAATTCCGCGAAGGTCAGCCCTACCATGAGCTCCCCAGAGTGCGCGTTATCAATCTGCTGGATTTCGTCCTGCGTGAGGAACACCCCGACCTGCTGCAGCCCATCGGCCTGCTGTATAGGAAAAAGCCTGCAACGGCGACGGACGCATTCCGCATCTACAACATCGAACTGCCGAAGTTCCGAGACACTAACCCGACGCTGGAAAGCGTCAAAGATGACCCGCTGCTCCGTTGGCTGTATCTGCTGGACGTGGGCTACAAAAATGACCATGAATTGGAGGTGCTCAGTAATATGACCGAAGGAATGAGGGCTTTTGCCAAGCGTTACAAGGTTTCGCTCAATGATCCAGACCTGCGCCGTATGTACGACTACGAGATGAGCGCCAAGCGCGAACAGGCTTCGCGGGACTATAACTCGGAGATGCGCGGCGAAAAGCGCGGTGAAGCGCGCGCCTACGAGAAGGTTGTCCGCAGTGCCCTGAGCAAAAATCTTCCGCAAGATGTCATCTATGCCTTGGTTGACGCCCCTCGCGAGGAGGTAGACGCTATCATCGCCAAGATTCGAGCGGAGGATTGACGGATTGCACATCACCCTAACCCTGCATTTTTTGAAAAGGTCGCAGGAGAGCGGCGGGAAATTACACCCGTTTTTACACCCGTTTGGCATGTAAAGCGTGATTTGCCCCCTATCAAATACGACAAGGATTCCGCTGAATTGTGCCGATTTTGATGTGAGATATGCTCAATTAGATATATTGAACTCCGGTTCAAATCCTGTCACCTCGACCATCGCCCGGTTCTTCGTTTTGAAGAACCGGGTTTTCTGTTATCCACAATTCGTCCGAAATATGCCGTTTTCTGTGGATATTTCGGCATTTTTGCAAGTTTCGTGCTGTCAAATATCCAGAATTAACAAACGAAAAGCGGGTGCAAAATTAATTACACCCGTTTTTACACCCGTTTTGGTTTTCGCTTTTAGGCATGTTGTATATCGCTTTTGATTTGCACCCCTGTTTTTCAGCCCTGCGAGGCCTTCTTCGGGCGGCCTTTTTTAGCAGGCTGCACAAATCCAAACTGCAGCGCCGCCCGCGCTTTCGCCGCGTCCGTGTGCCGGGTATCGATGTGGCCGCGTGCAACCTTGCCCACCTGCGGCGGCAGTTCCGCCGGTGCGGTCGGCTGTGCGCCGTCCAGAAGGCGGTCGAAGGTCGCGTTCATCAGCGTCTTGGCGCGCTCCTGCTCGCGGTCTACGACATGCCCGTACACGCCGAAGGTGTCCATGTCAACGCTGTGCCCGACGAGGTCTTTTATCATCTGTTCCGGCAGGTCGTTCTTCATCATGCTTATATAGGTGTGTCGCATTTCGTGGATGGAGCTTTGTATGTCGTGGGTGCGGCAGAAAAACTGCCATTGCTTATAAGCTCGATTCGGGTCGCTGCGCTCTCCCCATTCATCGGGGAAAATCCACTTCGTGCGGATGTCCATCGCGTCCAGCATCTCCCGCTGCGCCGCGAGGGTCTGCATGGCTACGTCAGAAAGCACCACCTCGCGCTGGGCGTTGTCATTCTTGCCCATGGTCTGCTCATTGAATTTGTTGATGCTTCGGCTGATACAGATGACGTTGTCATCGAGGTCTTTCCACTGCAGACCGTACACCTCGCCCCGGCGCATCCCAGTCAGCACCGTGAACCGCCATGAGTGAATGTAGAACGCCTCCTGCAGCTTCCCGCGCTTCTCCACCGCGCTGTTGGTCATCAGCTTCTCCACCGCGTCCGGCTGGAGGATTTTTTTCTTTTTGGGCGGCGGCGCTTGGTTGACCTTCAGGTCACGATCCTTTATCGGAACTGTTTTCCAGCGCATCCTGTCCGCATAAGCCAGGAACGCCGTGATGCTGCTGCGCACGTTGATGGCCATGCGCCGGGATAATCCCTTGCTGATGACCGCGTCGATGCACTTCTGCCACTGCGCCGGATAGATTTTGCTGATTTGCGTCGCCTTGATGTGCGGCAGGATGTACAGCCGACCGGCGGATTCGTGGTTGGTGTAATTCCCGCGCCCGCTGTGCTTCTGCAAATCGTCGAGAAACAGCTTCCACGCCATGCGGAAGTCCATGTCCTCTGCGCCGGATTCCAGCCATTCGTCGGCCATTGCCTCCACTTCGCGCTTGCCCTTTCTGCCGGGCGTGCTGCTCTGGAAGGGCTTGCGCACGCCGTCTTTCTGAACCTTCAGCAGCCAGAGCTTGCGGCTCTCAATCCAGATTGCCTCCGAGCGCCGCTCCGTTCCCGTCATCTCACCGTTCCTCCTTTTCTTCCTGTTCCGGCAGATTCAGCGGCGGTACCTGAAGCATGGCGCACATAGCCACTCTGATGTGCTCCGGCGCGGCCTTGTATGCCTTTACCACCTCCCGCGCCCAGATGTTGGTGTAGTTCCGCACCGGGTCGCCGGTATCGTCCTCGCCGATCAGGTCGGTCGGCTCAATCTGAAGCGCCTCTGCCAGCTTTGCGATTCGGTCGCGCCGCATATTCGCTATGCCGCCCGCCTCCCAGCGCCGCACCGTGGTCTTGTCCACGCCGACTATCTGTCCGACCTCTTCCAGCGTCATGCCCAGCTCTTTCCGCCGCATTTTGATGATGTCTGCAATCTTCATTTTCATCTTCCTTTCTTCGCGACTGCTCGTTCGCGTATTTGCCCTTATTATACCGTCAAAAAGGCATTTAAGCAACAAAACGAGGGAAATAACCATAAAATTTAGCATTTTCGCCACTTTACCCCTTGACATTCCCAGTTTTGTATGCTATAACGTGTTGCGTAAACGCCACTTCGTTTCTGAAAGGAGGAACGGTAATGAACAAGAATCTGCTGCTCGCGAAGATGCTTGAAAATGACAAATCCGCCGAGGACATCTGCGATGCGTGCGAAATCAGCATGAGCGCATTCAGCCGCAAGGCAAACGGTCATTCTCAGTTCAAGCAGAGTGAAATCACCACCATTAGCAAGTTGCTTAACCTGACCCCTGAGCTTGTGATGCGCATCTTCTTCGAGTAATTCTTTTGTGTCAAAGTTGCGTTTCCGCCACTTATAATCAAAGAAGAAAGGATGAATTGACATGAGGCCCTACCACAAACTGCGAACGGAGCTGTACATCGGCGGCTACACAGAACCGCTGCTGGCGCGTCGGCTGCGAATCGGCACGGCGACGGTATCGCGGAAGCTGAACGCGAGGTCGCCGTGGACGCTGGCCGAGTGTTATCAGGTGATGGATCTGCTGGGCAAGCCCTACGAGCAAATCCCGCTGATTTTCCCCCGCGACGGGAGAAACGAGGAATCCGCATGCAGGCGTTGACGGAATCCCAGCGACGGTTGGTCGAGCAGAACATCGGGCTTGCCGGTTGCGCGGCTGCACGTTTTCGGCGCAGCGGTAAGACCGTCGGGCTGGAATTGGACGACCTGTTCTCCATCGCCTGCATGGGGCTGGTCTACGGCGCACAGCGCTACGACCCTGCTGTCAGCCGACCGGGCACCTATCTGTACGACTGCTGCCAATGGATGCTGCTGACGGAGCTGCGCCATCGGCGGCGCAAGTGCCGCGCTGGGACGGTGTACAGTCTGGACAAACCAGTAGTAATGGGGCGCGAGGTTGTCACCTACGGCGACCTGCTGATGGCGGATGCCGACGTGGAGGAGGAAGCCCTCACAAACGTCATCCTGCGACGAATGATGGAGCTGTCCACGCCGCGTGAGCGAATTGTCGCTATGATGTACGCCAATGGCGCAACGCAGGCGGAAATTGCCCGGTCGTTGGGCGTCACGCGGTCGGCAGTATCCGCCACGATGAGCCGCCTGCGTGAGAAAACAATCGCGGTATTTGGCGAACCCGCGAGCTGAAATGAAAGGAGTTTTCCCATGACATTCGAGATTGCATTTTTGTTGGTGCTGTGCGGCCCGGTCATTCTGGCCGTCCTGATGTGGCTGTGCGGGTGGGCTGCCGATGCCTACGACTACCACGCCATGCGCCGGGCGATGAAGCGGGCGCGGAAGCACGGCGCGTCGCCGATTAAGCCCGGCATGACGGCGATGATGATCCGCTGCGACGCGAGCGAGAGAAGGAGATTCTGATGGTCAAGGCATTTCTGGATGGCGACGAGGTTCGCCTGACCGCCGAGCCGAGCGACATTCCGACCATCAAGCGGCTGCGCAGCGCATCCCGCACGAATCGGATGCCGCCGCTGACGTGGGTCATGCCGCTGACCTTCGACGCGGTGGAGGAGCTGCGCCGGGAGAAAATCCCCTGCAATTCGGCGCTGGCGAAGCGCGCACAGGCGATGCTGGCCGCGCACCGCTTCGTGGACGCGCAGAAGGCGGCGGATAAGGTGGAACGCATTCGCCCGATTCCGATAAAAGAGGGATTCAGCCTCTTCAACCATCAGGTGAAGGCGTTCAACATTGCGCTGGCGCTGTTCGGGTACGACACGCAGCGCCCTACGAAATGAGGAGGTGATGTCCATGTACATGTCCAATGATGGCGGTTCCTGCGCCTTATTTATGGACATGGGTTTAAGGCACTGGTAAGAGCCTGACCTCGGTCATGATTGCCGGGCGGCTGTTCCTCGACGGGAAGATTCGCCGGATGCTGGTGGTCGCGCCGTCGTCGGTCTGCCCGGTCTGGCCGAGCGAGTTCCGAAAATTCGGCGCGTTCCCGTCCCGCGTCGCCGTCCTGCAAGGCGACAAGAACAAGCGGCTGGCGGCGCTCAGGTACGTCGAAGCACCCACGATGCCCGGTCAGCGCGACCCGCTGCGGGTGGCGGTCATCAACTACGAGAGCACATGGCGGCTGGAGGACGAGTTGAAGGCTTACGCCGCCGACCTGATTGTCTGCGACGAGAGCCAGCGCATCAAGAGCCACACGGCGCAGCAGTCGAAGGCCATGCACCGGCTGGGCGCGGGCGCGCGGTATCGCATGATTCTGACGGGCACGCCCATTCAGAACGACACACGCGACCTGTGGTCGCAGTACCGCTTCCTCGCGCCGGATGTGTTCCCGGCCAGCTACTACGCCTTTGAGAAGCGCTACGCGCTGATGGGCGGCTACGGGCAGCATCAGTACCTCGGCCCGCGCAATCTGGAGGAACTGACCCGCAAGGCGCACGGCATTGCCTACCGCGTGACGAAGGCGGAATGCCTCGACCTCCCGGAAAAGACCTTTGAGACGCGGGAGGTTGCGCTGGAGGACAGCGCCGCGAATCTGTACCAGCGCATCAAGAAGAACGCCGTCGCGGAGCTGGAAGGCGGCGAAAGCATCACGGCCAGCATCGTGCTGACGCGCCTGCTGCGCTTGCAGCAGATTACCGGCGGCTTCATCACGGACGACGATGGCACGACCACGAAGGTGTCCTCCGCCAAGCTGGACGCAGTAGCGGACGTCGTGCAGAGCCTGTGCGTGGACGAGGGAAAGAAGTTGGTCATCTTCACCCGCTTCCGGGCGGAAATGGACGGCGTGAGCGAGGCAGTGCAGAAGGTTTTGGGTGGAAAGCTGCAAATGGTGCGCATTGCCGGGGACATCGACATCGCCAAGCGCGGCTCCATCGTCGAGCAGTTTCAGACCGACCCGGACACGCGCGTTTTTGTCGGCCAGATCGACGCCTGCGCGGAAGGCATTACCCTGACCGCCGCCGATACGGTGGTGTACTACTCGCTGACGTTCAACATGGCAAAGTACGCGCAGTCACAAGACCGCATCCACCGCGTCGGCCAGCGCAACGTCTGCACCTACATCCACCTGATCGTGCCGCACACGATTGACGAGAAAATCATCAGCGCGCTCGAAAAGAAGGTTGACCTCGCGAAGGCCATCACGGACAACTGGCGCTGGATGCTGGAGGAGTGAGAACGATGAAAAGGGCCGAAATCATTACAGCCCTGCTTGAACAAGCACGGGACAAAGACACGCTGGCCAACTACGACCCGAACAGCATCTTCACGTTCGACACGAATGTGCTGACAGAAGCCGCACTGATGCTGTTCGCCGTGAACGACTGGGTATCCGTGAAAGACGCGCTGCCTCCAAAGGACACGGACGTTCTTGTATGGCTGGGAACGCTGAAAACTATCGCCATAGCGCGGTATGACGGCAACGGCGAATGCCCTGAAGCGGACGAATGTGACATCACGCGCCATGTGACGCATTGGATGCGGCTTCCGAAACCGCCGAGAGGAGGCGCGAACAATGTTTAACCCGAAGCCCTGTCCCTTCTGCGGCGAAGCCACACTGAAAACGTGGCGCACGATTATCCCGTCCACGCCCTTGCGTTATCAAATCGTGTGCGCCACCTGCTACTACTGCGGCCGGAAAGCCCTGACAAAGTGGGGCGCAATCTGGAAATGGAACCGGGAGAAAGTTTGGGAAAGGACGGAATGACGATGCTTGATAAACACTCCTACCCGCATTGCCCGTGGTGCGGGCACATGATGCGAAAAAAAATGCTTATCCAGCGCAGTGCCGCTTGCGGAACATATTACGGAGCATATTACCGCTGCATCAGCTGTGGTGCGCCGTCGCCGGAGGGCCATGGCGCAAGCGAAGAAGAAGCGGGAGATCGGGCGTACAAAGCGGCCACAAACGCTTTTTGCAATCCGGGGAATCGGCTGCTGACGATGGAAGAGGTACGGGAAGAACGGCTTGTGTGGGCAGTGCCCAAAGACAGCGATTCGCCCTTCCTGCTGTGCTGGTATGCGGAAGATGATATGTTTGACTTCTTCGTCGTACTGGAATCACCTTTTCAGACGGACGACCAGACGAAGCCGACGATCTTGAAGCAGTTAAAAGTACCGCGAGAGTTCGCGGGTGCGCGCTTTTGGCTAAGGAAGCCGACGAAGGCGGAACTGGATAACGTGAAATGGGAGGATGAAAATGAACGATAACAAACATGCTCCGCGCTGTCCGTACTGCGACGCGGAAATGCGCTTGGAGGACAACGAGGACGTGCTGTTCGGACTGTTCGCGGACGAAGAAAGAATGTACTGGTACCAATGCAATACTCCGTTGTGTGGCATCCACAGCCCTGCGAAGCACACGAAAGTCGGTGCTTACATAGCAGCAATGTCGCGCTGGCAAGGGCCAAACCGGGTGCTGACGCTGGATGAAGTGTTGGTAACTGCATATGACGACTGCAACACAGAGCAAGAAACTGTGATGTATTTGGAATATAGAGAGGACTATGAAGGATATGCCATCGTTACCGACTTGGAGATGGATGGCTCGAAAATATTATTCGAATTTTCTGGCATTGGCGGTGGGGGTAAACAAAACGAGAAAGACTATGGAAGCATTTGGCGGTGCTGGAAGCGCAAGCCGACGAAAAACGAGCGGAAAAACACGCCGTGGGAGGACGAAGATGAACGATAATAAAAATCGTGTACTGTCCCTTGCAGAGCTTGCGGTAAGCGAAGGAACGCGCGTATGGATTGAAGATAACAACGGAGGCGACGAGCCGTGCGTCCGTGCGCGAATTGTAACGTACTGGGAAGGTAAAAGCCAACGCATATATTTCGACTACGGACGCACATGGTACGCCGATTACACCTACGGCGAGACGTGGCGCTGCTGGCTGCGCAAGCCCACGCCGGAAGAAATGGCGAACACGCCGTGGGAGGTCGGCTGATGGCCAACCGAAAAATCGTTGCTATGCACCGCGAATACGGGCAAGACGCTGCGCATAGGTGCGCGGACTGCTCGAATCTCTGTGCCTACGCAACATCAAGCTGCACGCGGTACAAGTGCGCTGCATACGGCGTGAGCTTTTCGGCGGCGACGGACTGGGCGAAGCGCTGGACGGCTTGTGGGCTGTACGGGAAGCCGATTGCCGCTGACCATGTGCCGCTCATCAAGCGCCTCCCCCGTGCGAAACGGCAGGAGAAGCCGCTTGATGGGCAGATGGGATTCTTGGAAAAGGAGACAGAAAGCTGATGGAGCAGAAAGAAACGCTTGGCTTTGGCGAGTGGTGTCGGGAGTTCTATATGCGTGCGCTGAAACGTGGCAGAACCACAACGGTATTCGGGCGGGTGGCGGTGGATGCTTCTTATGCCGCAGGAACCCTCACAGAATTGGAGCAATGCACCATCAAAGCGCAATGGGAACGGTACTGCATGATACTGTACGGCGGTAGCGCTATCTGGATGCGTACTTTTCGCAAGCTGTGGCGGGTTTACAAGCGGGAAATGAGGTGAAAAGCTGATGGAAATGGTCACACTGCCCAAGGCTGTACTGCTTGGGACGATTACCGGGCTGTTTGTCGCTGGGCTGGTGCTCGCGAAGGACGAACACCGCTGCGGAACGCTGGCCTTTATTATCGGGGCTGTAATTAACAGCGTCCTGTCCATCCTGCTTCTTTTGGGGCTGGAAGCGCTGGAAAACCTCGGAGGTGTGTGACAATGCTCGACAAATGGATTCCCGTCTCCGAGCGGCTGCCGGAGAAAGGCGCGCTGGTCGTGGCGCTGTGCCGCTACGAGTTCGCGCCCGACAAGTATTACATCACGCACGAGCGGTATGACCCGCGCAGCAACTTCTGGCGCGACGGTTCGGCGCGCTACTGGGTGCAACTGCCGGAAATCCCGGAGGTGGAACCATGAAGGAGCGGCTTGTGATTTCCGGCACAATCCCACGCTGGGTGTCGCGGCTTGCGAAGGAGTACCACACTTTTCAGGGGGACAGACACATCAAGGCTCTCCGCGTATGGTATCGCCTGTCGGACCGCTCCAAAACGCCCGACTGGGTGCTGACGCAGTTCGTGAATCAGGCGGGCGTTCCCTACAGCGCGGTGCTCGACATCTCGCCCGACAGCGAGGGCAAGCTCTACATGACCGAGTTCATGTCCGCCCCTCACGACCGGGAGGAACAGATGCTGCGGCAGTGGCGCAGGATTGCCGAAGAGGACGAGGAGGAATGAAGCCATGCAGAACCAGATGCCCAAGCTCCCGCCCATGGCCCCGCGTACCCGCGAAATCTTCCGCGTGGTGTTCGTATTCCGCCAGAAGTACCAGCACCCCGTGAACACCGTCGAGTGGTGGGAAGCCTGCTGCAAGGAAATGAGCGCCATCAGCCAGCATTTTGAGAACGACGCATTCTGCAACGACCTGCTCGTTGCCTGCTACACGGACATCGAGCGCGAGCTGAAAGGAGAGCGCATCCCGTGATTTACCATTGCCATGCGCGGTCGCCCACCGCGTGAATCGTCGCCACTCTGTTACCGCTTATAAATAGGAAAGGATGAGACACATGAGCACCCTGACCGAGCGCATCGGTGCGCTGGCGCAGCTGAAGAAACTGAAAAACGAGATTGCCGAGAACCTGAAGTCCTGCAATGCCCAGATTGAGCAGGCGGAGAAGGAAATCATCGCGTCCATGCTGGATTTGGCGGATGCCGCCGGTCTGGACGACCCGTCCGGCTTCACCGTGGATGTCGCCGGTCGGCGCTATGGAATCAAGGTGAAGCCCTTCTACTCCATCCGCAAGGATCAGCGCGACGAGGCATTTGCCGCCCTGCGCACGCTGGGGCTGGGCGACCTGATTGTAGAAAAGGTGGATGACCGCACGCTGACCAAGGCGCTGGAGGAAGCCGCCGACGAAGAGGGCTGCCTGCCGCCGGAGTACAGCATTCTGCCCGTCAGCGTGTACGAAAAGACCACCATCACCGACCGCAAGGTTGCGAAGTGAGAAAGGATGAGGCTCATGCTGGCAGATAACAAGGTTTTGAACTTCGTGGATTCTCTTTTCAATGAGGCGCGCCTGAATGACGAGCTTCCCGCCGTGCGCACCCCGCAGGAGGGCTACGGCATCATGGCCGAGCGCTTCCTGTCCGTCGCATCCAGCACCACCGGCGCGAAGAAGGCCGTCGCCGATGCGCTGGAAGCCATGTCCGAGGGCGAACGCGACACCTTTGTCGGCACCTGCGACCGCGTATATTCCGCGTCGGTGCAGGTGGCGGACGCCGCGCTCAAGATGGCCGCCGCCATGCAGAACGTCGTGACGCAGCTGTCCATGTACGAGGGTCAGAGCGCGACCATTACGCCGCTGGAATCCCTTGCGCACAACGACGACAACGACGAACCCGATAACGAGGAGGAATAACCAATGGCTACGAAAATGAATCAGCTGGCGGTCATTGACCACAGCAATCTGCTGCCCATCGTCCCCAGCGCGGAAGACCTCGCCGCCATCCGCGAGGAGCTGTCCGACATGGATCGCGTCCCCTATGGGCGCATCAAAATCGCCGCGGGCGGCGTGAACATCTTTCAGGTATTTGAGCCGGGCGAAGAGGAAGCTGTGCCCGCGCAGACCATCGAGGGCGTGATTATGCTCTCCCACAAGTCCAACGGTCTGTGGAGCAAGCCCTTCGGGAGCGGGGACAGCAAAGTGCCGGACTGCTCGTCCATCGACGGCGTGTACGGCACGGTGACGGAGACCGGCGAGTGCGTGGAGTGCGCGAGCTGCCCTTGCAATGCTTTCGGTTCGGCCAAGGGCGGCGAGGGGCGTGGGAAAGCCTGTAAGAACATGCGCCGCCTGTACATCATGCGCCGCGGAGACATCTTCCCGATGGTGCTGACCCTGCCCCCGACCGCGCTGTCCGCCTACGACAGCTACCGCACGAAGGTCATGCTGGGCCGCAAGAAGATGGCCAACGTCATGACGCGCATCAGCCTGAAGAGCGCGCAGAACAAGGACGGCGTGGCGTACTCCACCCCGATTTTTGAAGCGGTCGGCATTCTGGATGGCGTGGAAGCCGCGGCCATGCGTGCCTATTCGGAAGCTCTGAACAGCTCCGCCCAGCGCGTGGGCGTGACCGCGGACGACGCGCCCGCCGACGTACAGCAGGAAGCTGCGAAGCCCACCGCGACCGTGGTGGATGCGGACGCTGCCGCCGAGGTGCAGGCCGCTTTCGCCGAGCAGAACGACGCTTCGCAGGACGATTTCGCGCCGCTTGCCTGACGGTTGAATTTCCGGGTGGAGAAATCGACAGGTAGGAAGGATATGCGCCTCCCCTCTTGCAGGAACGAGTTTTATGTGATTACATAAACTTAATAAAAAGCGCTTGCTCCGCATGGGTTGCTGTGCGGAGCAAGCCGCACCGGGAGTGATGTACGTTGAGCGTATTTGCGCAAGTCCGGCAGATTACGGCGTTGGAAGCGGCGGAGCGTCTGGGACTGAAGCTAAAAAAGAACGGTTCCAAGCACTGGGCGTGCTGTCCGCTGCACGGCGAGAAAACCGCGTCGCTGTGCATCTACGATGAGGGCACATGGTACTGCTTCGGCTGCCACAAGGGCGGCGATGCGGTGCGCCTGTATCAGGAGATGTTCGGCCTGAGCGCGAAGGACGCGGCGCTGCGGCTTGCGGAGGATTTCGGCATCCGGGTGGATGACCATTGGACGCCGCCGAAGGAGCGAAAACCCACAGCCTTCGACCTCGAACGGGCGCTGGAAGTCCGGCGGAGCGCGGAATGGTCGAAGCTGTGCAGCGCCGTTCACCGGGCGAACGCGATTCTGGGAAAGTACGACGCGCACCCGGAGAGCGCATGGGACAGCAAGGAGTTTATTACCGCCCTGCAAGCGCGGACGGCCGCGAACGAGCGCCTTGACTGGCTGTGGTCAGCCACGCTTGAGGACTTGGCGCTGGAATATCGGGAGGAGAAACAATGTGAGAGACGAAGAGCGCCAAGCGCTGGAGGCGCTGATGGCGGAAGACCCGGCGATAGCGGCGCTGGCGGAACAGGGGCGCAGACCTCCGCCGGAAGCCCGTGCGCGGCAGGCTGTACCTCTGCCGCAGGCGCTGCCAGCGTCCACGCCGCCTCCGTCGGAACCGCCGAAGCTGGAGTTTTACTCGGCGGCGAGCCTGTACGGGCGAACCATTGAACGTCCGCCCATCATCATCAACAACCTGATCCCTGCGGGACTGACGGTGCTGGCGGGCGCGCCGAAGCGCGGCAAGAGCTGGATGGCGCTGAAGATGGCGCTGTGCATCGCGTCCGGCGAGCCGTTTCTGGGGATGGCGACGTCGAAAGGCGCGGTGCTGTACCTCGACCTCGAATCCAAAGCCTACCGCGTACAAGACCGCCTGAGCAAGCTCATCGTCGGGCCCGCGCCGGAGAACCTGTACTTCGCGCACAAATCGGAGCGCCTTGACGCTGGGCTGATGGAGCAGCTGAAAGCGTGGGCTTCGCAGGTAGAGCATCCGTCGATGATAATCATCGACACGCTGGGGCGCGTGAAGAGCGGGTCGCGGAAGGGCGAGAACGCCTACGAGAGCGACACGCGCATCTTCGGCGATCTTCAGGCGTTCGCCATGGAGAACAAGCTGTCCGTTGTCGTAGTTCACCATCTGCGCAAAGACACCGGCAATAACGACGACTACTTCGAGCGCATCAGCGGCTCGATGGGCTTGACCGGCGTGTGCGACGCGGTGATGGCGCTGGCGGGCAAGCGCGGCGAAGAGACAAGCATCTTGAAAACCAGCAGCCGCGATTTTGAAGCACAGGACTTCGTGGTTCGCTTCAACGGCGGCGCGTGGGAGCTGGTATCCTGCGACAGCGCCAGCTATCAGGATGAGCAGGCGTACCGCAATTCCGCCGTCGTGCGTGGGGTTATCGCGGTGGCCGAGAAGCACGG